GGCAAGGTATGGGATTTATTTTCAGCCCGGAGATAACCAGAGAATTCCCGGCTGGATGCAGTGCCACTACCGCTTGCAGTTTGACAAGGAAGGTTACAGCCGCATGTATGTGTTTGACACGTGCAGGGCCTTTATACGCACTGTGCCGCTGATGGTATATCACAGGCACAAGCCGGAGGATCTGGACACGGAGCTGGAGGACCATGTGGCGGACGAATGGCGCTACACCTGTATGTCAAGACCGGTGGCACCCTTGAGACCGGTGGAGGAGAAGACGTTTGTAAATGACCCATTGAAGAGATGAGGAGATGGATATGGATAACAATATAAAAAGTACGCTGCCGGTGGACAGCGAGAGACTGCGGGAGTTCACAAGGATACTGCACAAATACAAAGCGGGCAAGGCCAGTGTGGAAAAGCGCACAGTGGCAGCGGAAAACTGGTGGAAGCTGAGAAACTCCGCCGAGGAGCGAAAGGAGAGTGAGGGCACGGGAGGTTTTCAGGCGGTAAGCGGATGACTGCACCCTGTGATTGTCTCAAAACACGCGGATGCCATGGAGGCTTACCCTGAGCCCATCATTCTGCCCAGAGAGCCAGACGACAGGCAGGAGGCCTGGGTGCTGGCAAAGATAATCCCGGTGATACTGGAGCAAAACCAGTTTGAAAAAACCTACTCCGACTGCATGTGGCAGAAGCTGAAGACCGGTACAGGCGTTTACAAGGTGTGCTGGGACGCGGAAAAGGCCGGGGGCCTGGGTGATATTTCAATAGAAAGAGTGGACCTGCTCAACGTTTTCTGGGAGCCGGGGCTTAAGGATGTTCAGCAGAGCAGGTACTTTTTCCACACCAGCGTGGAGGACAACGAGAGCCTGGAGGAAATGTATCCTCAGCTTAAAGGCAGGCTGAAAAGCCCCGGCTTTACAGCCACAAGGTTTATATATGACGATAGCGTGTCAATGGACAATAAGTCCACTGTTATAGAGGTCTATTACAAGCGGCGTGAAATGGGAAGAAGCATACTGCACTACTGCAAGTATGTCGGGGACACGGTACTGTTTTCCACGGAGAATGAGGCCGCAGCGGCAATAGAGAGCGGAAACGGCCAATCTGCCTTCGCCGGAGGGCTTTATGCACATGGACTCTACCCCTTTGTGTTTGACAGCCTTTTCCCGGTGGAGGGAAGCCCCTGCGGCTACGGATATATTGACCTCTGCCGAAACAGTCAGACACAGATCGACATGATGCAGACCGCCTTCATTAAAAACGTCATCGTGGGAGCGGTACCGAGATACTTCCAGAGAATGGATGGGGCGGTGAACGAGGAGGAATTCCTCAATCTTGCAAACCCCATCATACATGTGAGCGGGAATCTGGGTGAGGACAGTCTGCGCACGGTGGATTACAAGCCGCTCAGCGGCAGCTATCTGGATATGCGCCAGAGCGTGATAAATGAGCTGAGAGAGACCACCGGCAACACCGAGACTTCAGTGGGCATTACAAGCTCCGGAGTCACCGCGGCCTCCGCAATCGCCGCTTTGCAGGAGGCCAGCGGCAAGGGCAGCCGCGATGCCACAAAGGCAAGCTACAGAGTATACGGGCAGATAATAAACCTGTGCATTGAGCTTATACGCCAGTTTTACGAGCTGCCCAGACAGTTTCGCATTACGGGAAGGCTCGGTGTGGAGCAGTTTATCTCCTACTCAAACCAGAAGCTCAGAGCTCAGGATCAGGGGATGCTTGGTGATGTGGCGCTGGGCATGAGACTGCCGCTGTTTGACATAAAGGTGGCGGCACAAAAGCAGTCCAGCTACACAAGGCTTACGCAAAACGAACTTGCATTGCAGTTTTATCAGCTGGGATTCTTCTCAGAAAAGCAGGCAGATCAGGCTCTGGCATGCATGAGCATGATGGAGTTTGAAGGGAAGGATGAACTTATGCAGCAGCTGGCCTATAACGGCACCATGCAGAGGGAGCTTTCTCTTTACCAGCAGTATGCACTGGCACTGACGGAGAAATACGAACCGATGAATGCACCGGCCCTGATGGCCAGCATCACAGGGGACAAAAGCCTTGCGGCCGTGAAGAATGTGAGTATGACGGGAAAGACCGGAGGCAGACAGGCCATGGAGGAGGCGAGAGCCCAGAGCAGAGCACTGAGCCTGCCGGGAGGCAGAAGGATATGACGAGGATAGTTTATGACAGGCAGGCTATGAGCATGGCAATGGAGGGGCATGCCCTTTCGGCAGAATATGGAAAGGACCTTATCTGCGCGGCAGAGAGCATGCTGATAATGTGCCTTGAAAAAAGACTGAGGGATTTTGGCGAAAGCCTGATGCTGACGGTGAGCAAGAGCCCCGGTAGAGCATACATAGAGGCAAAGCCTGAGGAGGAAGCGGAGAAACTATGCCGCGCCTGCTTTGACACCATATATGCAGGCTTTGCGCTGCTGGCAGAATACGAGCCGGAGCATGTGCAGGTAAGAGAAATATGGGGAGAGGAGAAAAGCAAGTGACACTGGAAGAAATGAACGCCAATGAAAACAGCGAGAAAAATCAGGGCTATTCAAACACTATGGCGGCGCTAAAAAAGGCGGAGACTTCGCTGCCCGGATACAGCGGAAGCTATGACGGGGAGATAAAAAGCATTTACGACAAGATAGTAAACAGACCTGCATTCAGGTATGAGTATTCCAGCGACCCGGTATATGGGGCATACAGGGAAAACTATGAAAGACAGGGTGAACGCGCCATGCGCGACAGCATTGCCCAAAGTGCAGACCTGACCGGAGGTTACTCAAGCAGCTATGCCCAGAGTGTGGGACAGCAGCAGTACGGAGCATATCTGGAAAAACTCAACGAGCTGATGCCGGAGCTTTACAACGCGGCTTATGAGCGCTACAAGGCAGAGGGTGAGGGCCTGAAGGCAAGATTGGATATGGCAAGCGGCCTTGCAGACATGGAATACAAACGCTATGCCGACGGAAAAGACTGGCAGGCGGATGCAGATAAGCTCAGATACCAGCAGCAGATGGACGCTTACACTAATCTTTACGAGCTGGTGTTCAACACAGGCTATGAGCCCAGTGACGAGGAACTTGAGAATGCGGGGATGAGCCGTGAACAGGCAAGTGCACTGAGCTACGAGTTCAAGAGAAGAAACAAGCTGCTGCCTGGCAGCGCGGCTTCAAGATCCAGCGGTGGCGGCGGCTGGTATTCCGGCGGCTCGTCCACAAAGAAAAGCTCCGCAAACAAAAGCGGTGTAAGCGTGGAGCAGATGAAGATTGCGGCAAACACAAAAAAATAAAGCCCATTTTGCCCCGCTGCAGAGGGGCATGGAAATATGGAGAGAAAAACACGGAGGCATTTGAATGGATGAAATAAAAAAGCTCATTGAAAATGAGCCTTCGACCACGGGCGAAATTGCTGCCGACGCCGGGCAGGGAAAGAGGCTGAGCTGGGAGGAGATTCTGTCAGACAGCGAATACAGAGCATGCTATGACAAGGCGGTGCAGGCCATAGTGCATAAGCGTCTCAAAAACAGCAAGGCGGCGGAGGAAAGGCTGAGAGCACTGGAGCCCCTTTTGGAAGCTGTGGCAAAAAGCTATGGCATGCAGGCAGAGACTATGGACGCTGAGGCTGTGGCTGGGATGATAATGCAAGGCATTGAAAAGCAGGCACAGGACGATGAAAAAATCCTAAGACATCTGCAAAGCCTTTTGAGGCAGGAGGCAGAGCTGAGGGAAACGGTGCCCGGTTTTGAACTGATGGAGGCACTGGGTGACCCTGCGTTCCTGAAACTGACAGCACCCCACACCGGGCTTTGCCTTGCGGATGCATACTATGCGCTGCACCGCAGTGAAATTAGCAAGGCTGCTGCAAAGCATGGGCTTGAAGCACTCAGCCGCAGTATAAGAAGCGGTGGGGAAAGACCCCGTGAGCTTTCCGACCTGAGAGCGGGAAAGAGCTTTGCGGCAAATCCCGGAAGCATGTCAAAGGCCGAGCGCGAGGCGCTGAAAAAGCGCATCTACGATGCAGCCGCAAGACGGGAAAAAATTTACGGATAATGTATTTGAGAGGATGAGCATGATAGAAAATTTTGTTTTTGATCTGCAGCATTTTGCAGATGCCGGTACCCTCATTAACGGTACCGGGGCATACGTAAACGCAGCTGGCGGTGCAGCGGTGGAATTTACCGACAGCCACACCCTGGCTCCTGAGATGAAGACTTTTTACGACACTGAGCTGCTGGAAAATGCCAGAATGGAGCTGTTCTATGCCCAGTTTGCAAAGCGCCAGCCCCTGCCAGCAAACCACCACGGCAGCGTTGAATGGCGCAAGTGGAACACCTTTGAGTGCGCTGCAAAGCTTACCGAGGGCGTTATACCCACCGGACAGAAGTTCGGCGTGACCACTGTGACCGGCACTGTTGACCAGTACGGCACCTACACCAGTATCACCGACAAGCTGGAGCTGCGCGCCTACGACGATGTTATCCTTGGCGCCACTGAGGAGATGGGCGCTTCCGCAGCGGAAACTCAGGAGGCACTTATACGCGACGCACTGCTTATCAATACCAACGTGCTCTACTGCGACAACATTGAGCCTGCAAGCGGTGAGGTGAAGAGTGTTCCCACCGCTCCCGAGGAGATGTGCGCATCTGACGCTGAGGGCTGGGCTCTGCTGACCCCTGCAATGGTAAACAGGGCTGTGACCATCATGAAGAAAAACCGCGTGCCCCGCATTAACGGCCGCTACTATGCAGTTATCCACCCCAGTGTTGCACATGATCTGAGACAGTGCGAGGGCTGGATCGAGGCACACAAGTACGCTGCTGCAGAGGAACTTTTCAACGGCGAAATCGGTGAACTGCACGGTGTGCGTTTCATCGAAAATGTCTTTGCACCTGTACTGGGCGGTGAGGGTTCAGAGGCATACAAGAACAAAAACGGCAGCATGAGCTATGCAAGCTACTTCTTCGGAAAGGACAGCTTCGGCATCATCGACCCCGAGGGCGGTGCACTGGAGATGATCATTCATGACAAGGGCGAAATCGGCGGCCCCCTCAACCAGTTTTCCACCATTGGCTACAAGTTTGAGACAAACGGCGCTACTATTCTTTACCCCGAACGTCTGCTGCGCGTAATGAGCACTTCCAGCTTCTCTGCCAGCGACAGTGCAAACTGATAAGGAGGAAGGACAATGACTGAAGAGAGAATTGAAATTTTCATCCCCCGCGGCTCTGACAGAGAAGACCCCAATCTCTTTGTGGGCATCAACGGTGTCAACTATCTGCTGCCCCGCGGCAAGAAATCCATGGTGCCCAAGGCCGTGGCACGCGAAATAGAGCGCAGCGGCAAGGCCGTTGATCTGTTCTACGAGAGCATGGACGAGAAGAAAAACGCAAGATGAAGGCCATGGATAT